TTGGGTCCGGGCGAGGAACAGACTGGTTCTGGAATTGATTCTGTTGGGCGTTTTGTACACCAGTTTCTTCCTCTTGTAAAGAGGGTCTAAAGGAAGAAACTTCACGAAGTTTGAGCTTCGCGTCAGTCATAGCCTCCTGCGCTTCGGCAATGGACCCCGCATCCCCGGACTCGTACGCCGCTTTCAGGGCTGCTTTGGCGGCATTGAGTTCAATGGTCGCCGCGTTGGTTGTTTCCTTAGCAAAAATCTTTTCGCCAGTGCTAAGTCGTTGTTTCAGCAGCTTATTTTCTTCATAAGCCTGTTGAGCAAACCGAAGAGCTTCCTCCCTTTCACGGGCTGCGGCTTCCTTGGCCCGACGCTCATCGTGCCAAACCTTTTTCATCTGCTTGATGCGGGTCTGGACTTTCTCCGAATACTCGTCTAAATCGTCTTTTTCCAACTCTTTGACCAGTTCTTCGGGCATTGGAGGCTTGTTACGGTCCTCCGGAGGAGTGTCGTCCTCAATTTCTACCTTAAACGCTTCGGTTTGCTCGCTCATATAGTCTCCTTAACCTGCGCGGCCAATGCCACGGGGATCTTCTACAGTGCCGTCAACGGAATCATCATTGATAATCCGCCATTCGGTTCCATGAATCTTGATACGGGTACCCGAATAGGCCCGTACAACAACAAAATCGCCCACTTTGCACCACGGACCGGACGGAAAACGAACCGGATCTTTGTAAGCATCAGGGCCAATTTTGGCTACAAAAAGCACAATTGTGGTCTGTTCTTCGACTCGAACGGACTCACTGGGCTTGATAAGGCCCGTATTGCCGAATTCTTCTTCGACTTTGGGTACCATGCAGAGCAATTTGAACCCAACAGGGTCTGGCAACTGCTTTGCCTTACGTTCTGCCTCAGATAGCGTCTTATCGACGTTAATGTCGCTCATCAATCAACTCCTCGTCGTTTGCGACCTTGTTGGCCGTGTCTTTGATCAACTCAATTGCATACGTAAGCCCCTGAACCAGCCCGACAATTCGGCGGTATTCAGCTTCCGTAGTCCCTCGCAGTACCTGTGCAGTAAGAGAACTGATCATGCTTTCTAATCGCTTGATCAAAAACTCCGCTGCGGTATCCGTTTGCATTTGCGACCTCCTCAGTCGTCAGTGTCATCATCGTCGTCATCATCGTCATCCGACTCAACCTCCCCGCCCTTAGCCATGTGCTTGGCTTCTTCGCGGCGGATGTCGTGTTCATCCAGCTTGTGAGCAACATCAGCCTTGTGCAGCGCCTTTTTGTGGGCCATATCGACGCCCAATTTCGCCCCTTCCAGCTCGTGTTTGGAGCGCTCAAGCTCATGCTGGTCGGCTTTATGGGCTACGGCAGCGACGTGAGTGTGCTTCTTGTGGGCAATATCCGCGCCAAGTTTGGCTCCGCCCAACTCATGAGTAAGCTGTAACTCAAGCTCTCGCAGTTTCAACTCGTCTGCCTTGCCCGCAGCGTCCATCATGTCTTTCTTGGCTTTGCGCTGCTGCTCGGCCTGCGCAATCTGCGCTTCAGCCTGCACCTGCTGCGCCTTGAGCTGCACTTCTTGCTGCTTGATCTGCAATTCCTGCTGCTGCATCTGGATGAGCGGGTCTTGCGCTTGCTGCTGAGCCTGCTGCTGCGCAACTTGCTGTTGATTGCTTTGGAGGAGCTGCTGAGCTGCCTGTGCCGCAAGTGCAGACAACTGAACCTCAATCTCAGGCGGCAGGTAGCCCATGTCGTTGTCAAGGTCAGGCGGGGGTGGCAATTGCGTACCCAGCTTCTTCTGGATCTCGTTGCGGTACTTGAACGCCACATGCTCCATAAGATGCGCTGCGCCAGCCGCCATAATCTGTTGCGCCTGCGGGTTTTGCCCAATGACCTGCTGCATCATCGGATCGTGCATAGCCGCCATATGCGCCTGAATATGCGCATCGTGATCCTGATACATGAACGCTTTGACCGGCTTACCCGTCAGAATGAACATGTTTTCGCTGATCGGATCGACCGGCTTCATGTCGTCGTTCAGTGGCACGATCTTGTTGGCGTTCTTGACGCCAATCGTTTCGATCATCTGCCGGTGGAGAAAAGGGAGGTTATAAATCTGGGGAGCAGACTGAGCCAGTTGTAGAACCGCCTGATACTGAACAATCCTTTGGGCCATTGTGCTGGCGTTAGGATCTGACACAGGTAGTACGTCCACGTGGTCATAGTCAGAACGCTTAGCACCAGCGTCACCAGTCTCAGGCTCATAGTCGTAGCTCTCAGGCGTGTTGTCGCGGATGATGGCGGCAAGGAGCTTGAACTCCTGTTTCATCGTGTAGTGAATGCGGGCTTGGATGGCCCCCATCACCTTCAACTGCCGCTCAAGAATGGCCAGCGTCGTGCCAACCGGAGCCTGTGCCGACATATCGCTGGCATTGAGATCTGCCGAACCCGCGAACCGACGGGCATCCTCGACAATCTTATCCATGAGCGCCGCGAGCACCTGCGACGGCTCTTTGTATGGAAGCGGCAGGATGTTGTCGCGTATCGCACCACTAGGCAAGTCAACGTCGCGAAATTCGCCCGGAGCAATCGGAGTGTCGTCGCCCTTGACCCGAAGACCTTTGGACTTGAGACCGCCGGGGAGGTTCGACAACGTACCGGCATCAATGAGCTGCCGGATGAGGGAAGTTGCCGCCTTGCTGTGCCCGCCAATAAGGTGAATCAGGCCAAAGTAATAAAAGCCAAAGCCGGGGATGTAACCGTAATGTGTGAAGTGCTGACGACGCAGTTTGAGCTTGTCGTCTTCCAACCAGTTGCGGCGGATTGCAAGGACCGTGGCGGTGCCTTTCTCAACGGTGACAACATACGGCAGTTTGATCCCCGTGTAGCCGTGCTTGTCCTCGTCCTCATAGCCGGGGAGGTCAAGATTGCAATGGATTTCAAGGATTTGGAATCGCTCGTCCATCGACGCGCTGAAACCCTGCTGCTCCGCTTTGCGCTTCTCAACCTCGTCCATGATCCGCATCGGTTCGCCAAGTTCGATGTCTCGGTAGAACCCTGCCACCTGAAGCTTGCGCAGCTCGTTCTTGGTCTTACGCATCCGGTGCGTAATGCGCTCCGCCGTCTCGATATTGGCAGCGCCATACGGAACGATAATGTCCTCGGGAGCGATAAACGGAGCCACTTGTCGCTCAAGCGACGGATCGAAATAGATCTTCTTGAACGCGTTACCGGCAAGGGCGGTGGTCAGCAAAGCACGTTCATGTTCTGGCCGATACTCCTGCATGACTTCCGTCATTTCGTAGTTCATATCGGTTTCGACGCGCTTGGCGGCTGCGAGCTTATCGGGAGTCTCTTTCCCAATAATCACGGTACGCACCGGCCCTGCTGCCGGGAAAGTCTCCATGATGGTCTCGGACTGGAACTTGACCGCTGCTTCCATCAGGAGGGGATGGTAGACGCCGCACGCTCCCGGCCACGGCTCGGTACGTTCTTCGTACTTAAGGCCCAAGAGCTGTAAGCCTTTGACGTAGGTATCCAGCCATTCTTTACGTGAAGCAATGTCTTCCTCGACATCGCCAAGGAGTTCGTAAGCAAGCGAGGCCAACTGGCCTTCGGGAATAAGCTCCGCAAGATTTGCGTCGAACTCTTCCTTACCGTCATGCTCCATGTGCATCTCGAAACCCGGACCTGAGATATGCACTGCTTCCGGATCTTCGATCTCTACGGAAATCGGATCTTCATTGAGGGCACCCAACCCCTGCGGGGCGGCGTAAAGCGATTTGTCGATAGCCATTAGTAGTACCCTCTATGCCTAGACCTAAACACCATTGGTTCGTCTTTCTCGTCCGTATCCAGTCGCATGAACCCCCCGCGACGGAATCTAAGCAACGCCTGACTAGTGGAGTCCACAAGGTCGTCATGGTCTCCGGAAGGGAAAGAAGCTACTTCTTCCACGACTTCCTCTGCCCAAGACATGTTGGGCACCCATACGCGACCGGACGAGAATATATCTGCCACGGCGTTAAGTCGCGCAATCTTATCGTTTCCTTTGGAGGGCGTAAATTCCTGTACAGGTATTCCCATAGCCCTAAGCTCAAAGATAAGCGGGGAACCCGCAGCCTTGGCTTCCACGATAAGACTGTCCGGGTTCCACTCCTTGAACTGCTGCATAGCGGTCTGCTTCAGTTCCGGAAACTCCATGCGCTCCTTGAAGGCGTTCAGGAGGATAATGTGCGGGTGCAGCACGCCTCGGTCGTCCGGATGGTCAAATATCCCCCACGTCGTGCACGCTGAGTAGTCCGCGCGTTCCGATTTGAGGAAGGCGGTATCCCAAGACTGGATGATGTAGTTGCACATCGGCGGGTGGGGCTGTTCCCATATCTTCCACCACTCACGCTTTATAATGGCCGACACGTCTGAGGTCGGCTGCTGCATGTACTGCGCCATCCACTTGGCGAGTGGCAGTTCTTCCCGCAATGCAGCAAGTTCTTCCAAATTCCAGAATTCGGGCCAGAGCGACCGTTCGCCGTTCTTGGTCTCCAGAATGGCAGGAAACTCAATGACCTCCCACTCTTCACCGCCACGCTGTGCGGCGGACTTAAGTACTTGACCTGTAAGATCTTTCTTTGACCAACGGGTCATGACGACCACGATTGCGCCGCCCGGTTGCAAACGCTGCCGGGGTCCGGAGGTATACCACTCGTACGCCTTGTCGTAGATCTCGGAGTTGGTCTCCGCAAGCGTGGCTTCCTGCTCGGAGTGCGGGTCGTCAATAATAAGGAGGTCTGCGCCCTTACCGGTTACGGCACCGCCCACACCGATAGCGAAGTATTCGCCCATTGCGTTGGTGTTCCAACGACCTGCCGCCTTACTGTCCGCTTGCAGGGCTACCTCGGGGAAGATGTCCTTATAACGGTCGGAGTCCACGAGATTTCGGACCTTACGACCAAAACCAACGGCCAATTCCGCCGTATGAGAGGACTGAATGATCTTTTTTTGAGGGTAAAGTCCTAAAAACCAGCTAGGTAAAAGATAAGAAGCAAACTCGGATTTGGTATGTCGTGGCGGCATATTGATAATAAGCCGCTTGCATTTGCCTTGAGCAACTCGCTCAAAGGCCGCAGCCATCATCTCGTGGTGCCTTCCATGAATAAACCCCGGCCAGACGTACTTGACATAGGACAAGAAGTTGTTCTTAGCGAGCTGTCGAGTCCCCAGCCGCCTAGCCTCTGCGATGAGCTGGCCTACTTTCTGCTGAACAGACGGTGGCAGAGTTGGGAGGCGTTTCTCCGCTTCCAGCAGGAGATCAAGATCCATCGTCAGATTCCGTATCTTCCGTACTTTCCGTACTTCCCTCTCCCAGTTCCTCGTCCACATCGAAGTCGGCTATAGCCGTAGTGTCGAGTTCTTCGTCCTTGACCATTGTGTAATCGGTGTACATCTCCAACGTCTTACGCAGCTCGGCCTCAATATCCGACACCGAACGATGCGTGATGTTGATGTCTACACGGTCCGAAAATGCGT